CAACACAATCGACGCGAGGTTACACAAATCCGAATAATCAGAGCTTACAGCGTGTAAACAATATAAATATCACTTTATCGGGTGTTCCTACTGTAGCACCAGTAACATGTCCGAAACCAATAAATATAATAAATAGTCCTTTGCCGCCTGCCAGTTCCGGTGGCCCAGCAAATCCGGAAACATTGCCTCCTCCACCACCTCCACCTACGGTTCCACCGACTAGTTTCGGATCTATTCCTACCATTGTTGAGACGCCTGTTGAGCCAATTGTTATCCAAGATTTAGGTAACTTGGTTTGCGGAACTCAGGAAAATGTCTGCACAGGAGAAGTTATTCGGCAACCAACCGATACCATATGCCATCCGACAACAGATTCGGATGTTCCAGGTCCGCTTATGGAGCTATGCTGGAACGACGGTAACCCTACTTGGTATCCCAGGCAGCGATATGTCATGACAAATAGCGGCAACAAATGGCCCACAAATGCTGTTTTGCTAAGCGCAATTAAAATTCCACCACCATTTATCGTATATTCAAATGTAATTAATAATGAAATAACATTAATTTGGAGACAGGATGAACGATGTATTCCAGCAACGGAATTTACTATTTACGAAAATGATATTCCTGTTAAAATAGTGCCTGGAACAACGTTTACAACTACTATTTTAATATCATCCGGAAACGGAGAATATATATTTTACATAGTATCGAGCAATTCTACCATTGTTTCTGATCCTTCGAATACTGTCACAGTTCTTGTTAATAATAGTTGTAATTATAATATAAATGGCAATTATTCTGTTACATATGATTATAATACGGGATCTTATACCATTACTTTTATGTATAATCCTATGAATTTTAATTCTATACAATTAGGTTGTCCAGTAAATAATCTTTCAGTTACCCTTGTTGGCGGCGGCGGAGGTGGCGGTAAAGGTAGACAAACTAATTTAGGTAATTATGGAGGAGGCGGTGGTGGAGGCGGTGGTGGAATTTATACTGGCAATATAAATTTATTACCCGATACATACAATATAGTAGTAGGAAATTTAGGAAAAGGATCGATCAATTCTTCTGATGCTGCAGGCCAATATGGCGGCGATAGTTATATTCAAGATAGTAGCTTAACTAATATAGCTATTGCGTATGCTGGAGGGGGCGGCAGTTCTACTCAGCCAAATCAAACTAACGGATCTGGAGCAGGTCCTGCCGGTGGACCAGTTATTGGCGGATATGGCGGAAAAGGAGGATTCAGCACAGTTGACGGAGGACGAGGCAATAATGGAGATAATAGTAGTATATATCCATATTCTGGAGGAGGAGGAGGAGGTTGCGGAACCACCTGTTGTGGAGGTGTAGGTGGTAAAAACGGAATAGGTGGAGGTGGTGGATGTTTAACTGCTTATAATGGTTCAAATGGAACAACGGGTGCTGGATATGGTTCTGGAGGAGGTGGAGGTGCCGGAAATGATGGTAATGGGGGTGATGGTTATTATGGTGTTATTATATTTGTTCTTCAAACTGTTTAAGGTCTCAAATTCGGATTCATACAGATCTCCTGTGACGGAAATATGTCGCCGCTCATACACTTATCACCTTGTCCTACTTCGGAGCATGTTCTGAATCCACGATCTTCGCCAATAAAGCACCATCCAGCTTTTCCTGAACTGCCAGATTGGATTCGGCTAAGTGAGTCATCTGGTTTTGGCCCGGCATCTGGTTTTGAGGCGTCTTCAAGCGCTCTTTGAAGATTTTGTTCTTGAGCGTCTTCCATTTCGTTGATTTGCTTTTCCAGCTTCACTTGATCTCGAATCGGTTGCGTGGTTTTCATATTTAATGAACTCGATGCTTGCTGTCCCGTAACCGTAGATTTATTAGATCCACCATTAGATTTATTAGAGCCGTTTGTTGTCGCTGCGCTTGTTGTCGCTGCGCTTGTTGTCGCTGCGGTTTGAATTGTATTGATTGTGCCAGTTGTCGTATCTGCCACCGCATCGACGCCTGCTTTAGTTCCGGTAGCACTAGTTTCGACAGTTTGCTTGGTAGTTTCTAAAGTTTCGTAACCTAATAGTTTTAAAACGGGAACAATAAATTTATCGAAAAGACCAGCCGTTATATCCGTTCCTTTTTGTAAATAGGCAAACACATTTATTCCTAAAAAGGCCAACATCAAAATAATAATTAACCAAGTTTGCCACGTGATATCTGAAAAGAAACTCATAACAGATGATGAAGAAGCGGAATCATTCGCATTAGACCCAACATTTAGATCTTTAGTAGAAGAAAAAGAGGGGACATCTTCTGGATTAATTTCAGATAAAGTCTTTACTAAATTGTTAGTTGCTGTGCTCATTATAATAAAAAAATATATTAAATTTTATTATTATAAATTCAAATACTTGATCTATTTGTTTATTTGTTTATTTGTTTGTTATTTGTCCAATTTTCCACGATACTTCCATTTGTTGTCCTAAAATATTAAAAATCAAGGAAAATGCCAATCCGGAACTGGAAAGATTCATTATAATATCTATCAGTGTATATCCTCCTATATAAACTGGCATGACTAGCCAGGTTTTTAAAGGAACTATACTAAATCCAAATAAGTTAGACATTCGTTTATTAAATCAATAATTAATATAGTATATTAAGATCATTTTAATACATTATTATTAATCATTTATTATTTATTTGAAAGTTAGCAAATAGGTAAACTGATTAAGATGTCCTAATATTTCATCTCGAGTATTAAGCAAATCGCTGTCCTCTGGACCCAGAGTTAGACCAATTAAAAAATTTTTATACATTTCCACCTCTTCTTTGAAGCCAGGAAGTTCCGCATAATCATGTAAAGGAAGACTCTTTGTTCCGAGTAGATTAACTCGGTTACCTTTTTTACCTAACATAATTTCCACAAATGTATCAATTGATTCATTCAATTTAGAATATAATTCGTCTGTTGCCTTGTGCTGCGCATAGCTGCTCGTTTTCCAATGATATAATTTAACTGTATTCAACATTTGAAGAAAAGTTAGCACCATATTTGGTTGCGAATATTTGTTAGAATCTGGTTTGCTAGAGCGATCTTTCTTTGTTTTATTCATTGATCCACCCTTTCTTTTTTTGAATCCTCTTCTAAAAGTTTTACTCATTATATAGTAATTAAATATTAATTTTGTATTTTCTAGGATTTCTAAGGTGGCGTAAACCGGGGAATATATTCTTCCCCAAGACTATTCATTGTTTCCAATTTTTCAATTGTTTTCTCTAAATTGGTAGCCTTTACATTTTGATACAAATAATCGGTTCCAGGAGAATGTTCGTTTTTCTTTATCTGCTTATAAATTTTGTGAATTCCCTGGGTTATTACTTGGACCTTCTTTTTGTCCTTAACTATTTCTTCCTCTAGAGAAAATGGTTCAGTGAAAACGCCAATAATAAAATACATCAGTAGTCTGCGCTTTTTATGACATCCTGTTCTGTATCTTAAGCAAAAAAGATTTAACGCACTTGTCACAATGCGTTGTATAAAATTGCTTTGTTTAGCAGCTTCATTCAAAAAAATGTCCCAAATCATCCAGATGATATCCATCTGACATTTTGGCTCTACATTTGCGAATATTCTGCGCTCGCATTTGAATTTGTCTTTGCGCTGTTTACAAATAGATTCAAATTCAATTATCCATTCCATCCAGTAGCATGCGCTAACACAATTTTTGCCTTCAGCCAAATTATATGCCAATTCATTTGCCGCAATAAATAATTCTTTAGGATCATCTTTTAAAAAAATATCTTCTACATATTTAATATTTGGCGCTTTAAATCGTTCAGTCATTTGTGTTAGATCGAAATCTTCTTTTTTCACTTTTACTTCCGCATAGGACCTACTTTTTCTAGCTTCGCATAACACACACATGACTTCACAGAACAATTTGCGCATTTTTTCGCTGTTCCTCAGACGCAACTCTTGATCAACGTATCCGTTACTGACAATATCCTTAAAATTATTAATTCGCAGATCTAAATAGGTTATCAATTTAGGGTTACCAATATGGATATGTTTAGTATAAAATCCAATAATAATATCCCATAAGTCAGAATAATGTCCGGCGCATATTAATTCGGCACTCCAATAACAAACTGGTTCTATTTTGGAATTATATAGATTATTTATTAATTCTTTTTTGGCATCTGATTTTTTGAATTCGGAAAAAGTGATGCCTTTGAAAGATTTGAGTTCTCTAATATCATTAATTTCGCTTTCGTCCATTACAAGATTATACTATTAAGTTGTAAAAAAAGATTGGTATTGTAACCTGTAATTTAATTAGAAAAGGAATAAAGGGAATAAAAATAAAAGATGAAAATAAAAAATAAAAGATGAAAAGAAAACAAATAAATACTAACTTAGGATTTAAAAAACTTATTAATATATAATAGATGACGAATTTTTTTAGCAGCATTTCTAAACAATTTAAAAGTATCACAAGTAGCTACACAAAATGTTCTCCATGGGGAAAAGTGATAATATTTACTATTCTGCTCATGTTATTAATAATAGCATTTAAAGATCTGAAATCAGGAAGAGTCGAAGGTTTTGAACAAAGTGACAAATTCTTGTTTAAATCCGGCAATGACATATATGACGATTTTTACGCCGACATTTACGATTATTTAGTATTTAACAATCTCAAAGACGAATATGAAATAGGTGAAATAGTGAATAAAACCAGCGCATCTAGCCAGAGCAAAGTTCTGGATATTGGATGCGGCACTGGGCATCATGTAGCAGCAATGAAAAGCCGAAATGTCGATATTATTGGCATTGATATTTCCCCTTCCATGATTAAAAAAGCAAAAGAAAATTATCCCGATTACGAGTTTCAAGTAGCGGACGCCAACAATAGCCAAATATATCCAGCGGATTCATTTACTCACATTTTATGTATGTATTTTACGATATATTACATACAGGACAAGAATATGTTTTTACAGAATTGTTATAATTGGTTAATGCCTGGTGGCTATTTGATATTACATTTAGTGGATCGCGTCAATTTTGACCCTATTTTGCCGCCTGGAAACCCATTGTTATACGTATCACCGCAAAAATACGCCAAAAAACGAATTACGCAGACCAGTGTCAAGTTCACTGATTTCGCATATAATGCGAATTTTGATTTGGATGAGCAAAATAATATTGCCAAATTCACCGAAAAATTCAAGAATGACAAAGATGGCAAAATTAGAAAGCATGAGCATACAATGTATATGCCCGATTTGAAAGAGATTGTCGACGAAGCTCAGTCAAATGGATTTATTATTCAAGCTATAGTAGATCTAGTTCAGTGCCAATACGAATATCAGTATTTGTATATTTTTACGAAGCCGAATTAAAACCGTTATCATTTATATTATAAATTATATATATATTAAAAAAGAACTTAAAGGAACAAACAAAAAAATTGAAATCTTTTTAAACAATTTAAATCATCTTATTATCAAACTACAAATAATAAGATGCAATCGAACAACAACAACTATCTAACTATTCCTCCAGTCTATGTATATTTTAAAGAAGCATGGACTACCAATACAAAATCTTATTTGGTCTATCCGGATTGGACATTGAACCAATTCAGAGACGCAATGAAGCCAATAATTGCGATCGATTTCGGTTTCGATGCGTTCGATCTGGTGCGAGTTGGGCAACCAAGTGGCGAAAATGGCGACCCAATCCCGCAGTCAAATGAAATTTATCTGAAAGATTTGTGGACTTCAGAATTAACCATATCATTCTATATTCGGCGACAATAAATGGATCAAATTTTGGATCAAATTTTGGATCAAATTTTGGATCAAATTTTGGATCAAATTTTGGCCAAAAATGGGCGAAATCATGGTCTCCGTTAAAATTTCTATGGTGTTACCATGGATGCTCTCGTTTTTTATTTGATTTTTAACTGTCTTTTTTTCAATAACAAAGAAAATCCATATTGTACTTTTGGTTTTTCATTTTGGACATTTATAAATGTCCAA